TTATCGGACAACAAGCAAATCTGAAAATCTCGTAGTGTATCGAGGCGACAGCATTTCACGCTTCATCTGCCACTGCTGCTGTATTCCCTGTCCGGCAAAATAGAGCGTACCCTTTCCGTCCTTTGCATTCAGGTGATCCAGCACTTCCATTAACTTCTCACTACCAGCTCGGGGAGCACTGTCATCGAACAGGTTTAACTGGGCCACGCCCTGGCTGAAGAAGTCGCCCAGCATGACACCCGCTTTCTGGTACCGGTGACCGTCCTTCCAGATTATGTCCAGACACTTTACCGCGGCGTTGATGATGTCTCTGCTATCCTGAGTTGGCGTGAGTAGCCTTACCGATGCGCTGTTTCCGTAATACGGCTCATTAAGGGCAAATGGAGAGGTCTTAACGAAAGCTGAGATAAAACGGCAATACTGGTGCTCGCCACGAAGCTTCTCAGCACCACGGGCCGCGTAGCTGCAAATAGCCTGGCGCATTTGCTCATAGTCAGTAATGCGTTCGCCAAAAGATCGGCTGCATACGATTTCCTGCTTCACCGGGGCGAACTCCTCCAGATCCAGACATGGCTCGCCGCGCAGTTCCCGGACGGTTCGCTCCAGCACGACATTGAAGTGCTTGCGGATAATCCACGTGCTTTGTTCTGAGAGGTCCAGTGCCGTTTTGATGCCCATAGCGTTCAGCTTCTTGCTGATGCGCCGGCCAACGCCCCAGACATCCTCTACCGGCACCAGTGCCATTAACCTGCGCTGCCGGTCGACGTTTGAGAGGTCAACCACCCCGCCAGTCTGCCGTTGCCATTTTTTCGCAGCATGATTGGCCAGCTTCGCCAGCGTCTTGGTCTGGGCTATGCCGACTCCGACTGTGAGATGTGTCCGCTGTAATATCGTCGCACGGATTTCTTTCCCAAATTCAGTCAGGTCCCGGCAGTTCCTTACTCCGGTCAGGTCGCAAAAGGCTTCGTCTATGCTGTAAATTTCCACGCGCGGGCTCATTTCTTCCAGCGTGGTCATTACCCGGCTGGACATGTCTGCATAGAGCTCGTAGTTGCTGCTGAAGCAAACAACCCCAGCTCGCCGGAACAACTCCTTCTGCTTGAAGAACGGCTCACCCATCGCTATCCCGGCAGCCTTTGCCTCGGCGCTACGTGCGATTACGCAACCGTCATTATTCGACAGAACGACCACCGGACGGCCTCGCAGATCTGGCCTGAACACCGTCTCGCAACTGGCATAAAATGAGTTCACATCGACTAAGGCAAACATCACATCACCGGATTGTCGTCTGTGAACGCCGCAGCGCCATTGATAAAAAAGGTCACCACTCCCATGACATCGACTTCATCTAAAGCATCACCTTCTATGCTTTCACCGTCTTCGGTGATGAGCGCACCGCCCATAACGACCGCGAACTGTAGCTGGCCGAACGCATGCACCAGCACGCGCGTTCCGTTGTCGGGCACAAGATCAGGCTGAAAAAGCGCATAACCACCTGATGTTTCAACCAGGCATGAGTAGCGGTTAACGCTACATAACTGTTCAAGTTTGTATCGCTGAGCTTTTGCCTCCATGGCCCCTCCAAAAACAACTGTATTTATGTACAGTATCGTCAAATATGAGAGTCGATCAAGTTGGACAGTGATGCTAAACTTCAGACCTTTCCGAATTTGCTGATTTTTATAATGTTAAAGCTCTTTGCTAAGTACACATCGATCGGCGTCATAAACACGCTCATTCACTGGGTTGTGTTCGCTATTTGCATATACGCGTTTCACACAGGTCAGGCTCTTGGCAACTTCGCCGGGTTCGTCGTGGCGGTGTCATTCAGCTTCTTTGCAAACGCCAGGTTCACGTTTAAGTCTTCGACAACCACGATGCGCTACATGCTGTATGTAGGGTTTATGGGATCCTTGAGCGCAGCTGTTGGTTGGGCTGCCGATAAGTCCGGTATGGCTCCAATTGTGACTCTCATTCTCTTCTCCGCTATCAGTCTGGTGTGCGGCTTTATCTATTCAAAGTTCATTGTCTTTAGGGATGCGAAATGAAAATTTCTCTGGTCGTTCCGGTATTTAATGAAGAAGATGCTATTCCAATCTTCTACAAAACCGTGCGGGAGTTTGAAGAGCTACAACAGCATGAGGTAGAGATAGTCTTTATCAACGACGGCAGTAAAGATGCGACAGAATCAATAATAAATGCGCTCGCTGTGGCCGATCCGCTTGTCATTCCTCTTTCCTTTACCCGCAATTTCGGTAAAGAACCTGCGCTGTTTGCAGGACTGGACCATGCAAGCGGCGAAGCTATTATCCCGATAGATGTTGATTTGCAGGACCCAATTGAGGTTATACCGCACCTGATAGAGAAATGGCAGGCCGGGGCGGATATGGTGCTGGCTAAACGCTCTGACCGGTCCACCGATGGGCGACTCAAGCGTAAGACCGCAGAGTGGTTCTATAAGCTGCACAACAAAATCAGCAATCCGCAGATCGAGGAAAACGTTGGCGACTTCCGCCTGATGTCTCGAGATGTGGTTGAAAACATCAAGCTAATGCCAGAACGCAACCTTTTCATGAAAGGCGTTTTGAGTTGGGTTGGCGGCCGCACTGATGTTGTTGAATATGCCCGCGCAGAACGTGTTGCCGGGGATTCTAAGTTTAATGGCTGGAAACTGTGGAACCTAGCGTTAGAGGGTATCACCAGTTTCTCAACTTTCCCACTGCGCATGTGGACGTATATCGGCTTGTTCGTTGCTGGCCTGGCCTTCATCTATGGCGCATGGATGATCGTCGACACGTTAGCGTTCGGCAACCCGGTTCGTGGCTATCCATCAATGCTGGTTTCAATACTTTTCTTGGGCGGGATTCAGTTGATAGGCATAGGTGTGCTTGGGGAATATATCGGCAGAATTTATGTTGAAGTTAAAGGAAGGCCTCGATACATCATCAAAAAAGATTTCAATGATATTCGGAAGGACGAGAAATGATTAGTCAGACTTTGGGAAAAGAGATTCAAATAAAGTGGGTGTTGTTCACATTTGTATTCGCAGTTGTGGCTGTGTTTTTTACGGTTATTCATCCGGTAACTATTACTTCTGGCGATGAGTGGATCAACCTTTCTTCCGGTAGGCAAGCATATCCGCAATGGGGCGGTTTTAACCCTATCAAGGTAGTTCCTGAGGTATCTTTCCCACTATTTGGTAACATTGCCTCATCTGTCGTTATGCCTCTTGGGTTTACATTCCTTGAAGCTATTGCTTATTTGACAGCGGTTTTAGTTGCAGTTCTTGTTGTGTTATTCCTTTATCAATTCTATCTTTTGATGAGGAAGACCGCAGGGTTATCAACTTACACAAGTTCAGTTTTAGTGATCTTCTACTTACTGTGCCTGTTCGGCCTATTCAGAACTCTAAATAATAATAACAGTCCATACCTGTTGTGGGAGCAAAATCTTACCTGTTATTATCACTATATTGTTCCAGCCCTAATAAACGGCACGCTGGCACTTTACGTTTTAAGAATGTCGTCAACCTTAAAGCCATTCTTTTACGAAAGAGCGATCTTTTCTGGCGTTCTGATATTTTCCATTTACCTATGTGTATTTTCGAACATTTTTGCCAGTGTTTTGCTTGCAGTTATGTGCGGTGTGGTACTTCTTCTGAATCTCATTAGCAACAGATTTAAAATTGTTGAGACGATTAAGGATTACCCTTTCCACTGCATCACTCTGGCGATGTGGGCTATTTCTGCTCTCTTTGAAATGAACGGAGGAAGAGCGGACCGAATGGCAAAAGATCATCTGGATATTTCAGGTACAGTCAATGCATTTTACTCACTGCTTAAATTAACAGATCGCACCTTCTTCATTGTGCTGACTGTTGGATTGGTTTGCGGTGCAGTGTTTTTGCTAAGAAGAAATTCAGATGAAAGTACTGAAGGTAAAAGATACGCTTTCTGGGTATCGGTTATCTCTGGTGCCATCACTACATTGGCTCTTATTCTGGTGTGCGCAAAGGCTAGTGCTAACTATGCTACTCGACCTGTGGCAATGTGGGGTTCTTTTATGTACTTGATAGTTGCTGCCAGTTTGGGCTTGGGGTACTTCATTGAGCGCTTTAAGGCTGTTCACTATTTCGCTCCAATAGTTATGCTGTTCTTAATTAACAAGACCACGGACCAGTCTCATTCTTTGCGAGAGTCAAATAGTGGGAACGTTCCTTTTTCAGTTGCTTACGCGATAGGTCAAGATATGATTGAGCAGGTGCAAAACGCAGTTAATGGAAACCAACGCACAATGACACTACATGTGCCCAAGGGTGATAACAATGACAACTGGCCGTTCCCGGTAACAAGAGGAAAAGCTATTTCAGAAACTCTTAAGTCCAATGGGTTGATACCTCGTAACATTGAGATAAAAATCCAGCCGGACAGAGAAATGAATGCCAAATATGGTATGCCAATCTGAATAGTTGCGCCCCATTAGGGGCGCATTAGTTATGACTTAATATTCAATGATTCTACGTTCCCAGTACCACCGGAAATGCTAACTGCCGTCGCTCCTGAGGTTGAGCGCGCTTCATTCATATGTGCCATATTGAATGAACCAGCACCAATTACGATTGCGTAAAGCATTGTTGTGCCTGTTGCGCTATTGCCTATCGCCTGACACCTATTACTGCTTGATATGTTGATTCCATTATATGTCCCGGTCGTACCAAATCCAGCATCTGTAATGGTATTGCCAATTAGCTTTATGCTTTCGCATGATGCCAGTGAGATTCCATGTCCGTTAACTCTCCTTACTGAATTATCGCTGCATGTACCTTGCTGTACATTGTCCAGTACAATCCCAAGTCCGCCTGACCCGTTTCCATCGACGATGTTATTCACAATATTTGTGTTGTAGTTGGCGCTTGATGTACCAGCCATAATAACCCATATCCCGTAATTGAGAGAGCCAAGGATTGAGTTATTGGATATAACAACATCAGAGAAAGTCTGTCCAGTAAAAGGATTTGATGATGGGTTGTAATATCTAACACCTTGTTGGCAACCCTCTATATTATTATGTGAGATAACAATCCTTCCGCAAGATCTATCACCGATGAATACAGCATCTTTGCAGCCTGCAATCTGATTATTTGTTATCAGAAGTCCAAAGCAGTTTTGATGGTCTATCCCGTTATCAACAAAGTTTCTTACAATATTACCAGAAGTTGTAAGATGAAATTGAGCTGCCGCAGAGATGCCCTGACTATCACTTGCAGCCGATGAAGAAGCAACAACGATATTGTTCCTGATTGTGTTATAGAACCCTTGGGTTACCCCTATCTCATTACGCATAAGGATTCCCCAATTTGCGTGAAGGCAGGTATTACCTTCCATCACACAATGTTCTCCCTCATTCATCTGAATGGAGCATCGAAAGTTACCTGAGCCAGCGTACCCACAATTATCGGTTTTATTATTTCTTACAATGCACTCTTTTCCTGCTGTGATAATTCCATTTCGTCCAACATCAACAATGATACAATTTTCAATCACTGTCCCGGCCGCGGTATTACTTTGAACTATTCCTGCTGCGGCATCTGTACTATTTCCTTTAATCCTAAATCCATTAATACTATGCGCGGCTCCATTTACACGAACTATGTTTGCTATTGCAGCAGCTTTGATAGCATTCAGGTAGAGATTTCGCCCTTTTGTTGCCAATGCATTGTTGTAAAGGATTTCACCTGAGATGTTGAAATCCATGCAAAGGCCGTCAAATGACTTACCAGATGCAGCAGCGATAGCAGCGTTAATATTTGAATGGTATGAGGGTGTAGTGTCATCTATCCTTGGAACCGCGCCAAACATAAGAGGGTTGATGACTTCTGAGTTAGTTCTTATCCACGCCGATCCGCCCGATGTTTTGATAATCGTACCGTTGTTGTCGGTATACCCTATGCCATTGAGCACCGCCCTAAACTTTCCTCCACCATAGCCGGTATTTGCGGTGTGCTCCCGCACGGTGATGCGCTGCTTGTCGAAAGATGGCTCTATAGTTCGAAGCGTAGCAATGTCTGGACACTCACCAATTAACTTCTCGCCATCCATCGCGGCCAGTGCTGCACGAAGATATGCATCACCGACACCAACCCATGAACCAGGACCAACGCCACCAGTGCTGGCAGGGGTAGAGTTTTCCGGAACAACTTTCGGGCCGGATGCAAACGTACCAGTCCATTTGTAATATTCGCCGTCGGAGGTGTTCAGCAGCACCTCATTAGGGTTGTTGATAGTCGCGCCGGTGGTGAATGTTTTCCCTGAAAGGATAACGTAACCGAAGGCGTTCATTGCCTGCTGCGCGATGTAATTGATTCCCTCGATTGTGTAGTGCTTCTGACCAAATCGATCGATATAAGTCCACCCCATCGAAGTGACGAACTCGTCAATTTTCCCGGCGTTATACTTCAGATCGCGTGGTGATTCGCTTGGAACAGGCAGGTTGGTAGGTGTAGTAGCCATAATTATTCCATAAAAAACCCGGCACGGTGGCCGGGTTGGGGTTGGTCGGGGACGGTTCTTATTGGTAGATGGCGTCGCTGTATTCCGCGACGGTCAGAGATACCGTGTTATCTGTGTTCGGTTTGATGCTGTTGACTGTCCATAGTTGGCTGTCCAGTTCCTCCACCGTCGCAATGAGGTAGCGCGACGGGAGCTGGACAGTGTCTCCGTTCCAGATATTGAGCTGAATGCCGGGTATTGCCGCGGTGAATCCGTACTTCGTGTCGCTACGGGCGGTGGCCGGATAGCGCGGAGTTGGGTTACCCAGGCTGTCGGTAACCAGCACATACATCGAGCCGTTAAACGTGATCGGCTCGCTGGTATCAAAGTTATTCCCGGAGCGTCCGGTGATGTAACCCTGCTGCTGGTTGCTGTCGTAGATGTCAGGCATCTGTATGACGCTGCCGACCTGGATAATGCCGTCCTCAAACACTTTGGCGTTCATCTTCACGCGCGAGTAGATTAGGCGCTTGGTTTCTCGTAATGCGCGCTCCCGGGCCTGATACTCATTACGAAAGCCGACTATCTCCAGCTTGTTCGGATTTTCCGCTTCCTGTTCGACGATGGCGCCGTTTAGCACGCGATAGTTGATGTACGTCTTATTGTTCGTGGTCGGGTGGACGTAGGACACCTGTACGCCGTCGTAGCCGCCAGGAAGCGTGGCCTCGTACGTCATTTTGTACTCGTCCGTCTTCATGTTGGTCCGGTTGAATACGGCAGCCGGGTAGTCAACTTTCTGATCCCTGGTGAAAGTGAGCACACCGTCATCCCAGTAGGCCACCACTGAAGCCGCGTTGCAGATCGCTTGCACGCGGTCGCCGAGAGAATCGTTCTCGTCGTCGAACGTGTAGTCGAAGTAACCCAGTCGCTCATCAGGCAGACTTTCAGCGAGCGAATACAGTCCGTACAGGTCAATGCTGCTTACCGGCTGTTCACCCATAATCAACCAAGTATGCGCCACCGCATCAGCGAACGAGCGCGACGGCCGCAGAGTGTAATCCACCTCCTGCGTGTCGAGGTTGTACGTAATGGTATGGCGCGTCACCAGTGCGTTATATTTGCGCTCGCGGCTCCCCAGCGCGTTCTCGGTCGCCCTCACCTTCACTCGTACCAGCGTGTCGGTCGGGTGAACGACATTCGTACGGATGTTGATGCTATGGATCTCTTCGACCTTCAGCAGTGACGCGTCGCCGGAGTTATCCGTGCGCTGGAAGCTGACCGCGTACTTCCCGAAACCTCCGGTCGGAGTGATCTTGTCGGTTCGGTAAAACACTTCGCTGGTCGACTGGTGAGGCGTCGTCTGCCGATACGAGAATGTCTGCTGCGTACCAGGAACTTGGTTGTAGTCGTCGTCAATTTTCCAGATGACAACCTTCCAGTTGGTCTCTTTCTTCCCGCCGAGGCTGGACTGGGTATGCAGCCACAGTTGCGTTGACTCGACCGGAGAAAAGAACGGCCCAACCACCAGCGCCTCGTTATCGTTGAGGATGAATTTCGTGGTGTTGATCGTGGCGTTAGCAGGAATGTCCTGCGGCCCCTCCAGCTGGTTCATCGTAAACGTGTACCAGCGCACCGGGTTAACCACAGCGCCATCGTTTGTTTCAACGGCGGAAATAAGCGTGCCGGAGAAATTTGCGTCAGTGGTGACGCTGCCTGATGCTGTGTTGTACGTAACGTTGATGGTGAAGGTAACCGCATGCGGCAGAACCAGACCCATGAAATAGTCAAAATCAGCTTGTTTCACGATTTTCATCGCTATCTGTCCGCCGGAATACGTTCCGCTGACCACCGTGTTTGCCGTTGCTGTTTCGATCGGGAAGTCGCTGGCTTCGTTCTGCCCGGGAACCTCCTGCCCGTCGACGTCATCGAACCCGTAACCTTCAACGATCTGCGGGATTACTTCGCCAGGCTGGAAGAACTGGAATTCAGCACCTGCAAGAGAGCCCAGGCTTGATTCTGAGTAGCGCACGGACTCGTAATCGTATTTGCCGATACCGATACACATCCATTCAGTGACGTACTTCAGGCCGCCGTCTGTGGAAGTCTGATGAACGTATTCAAATACCGATTCCTGAATCAGATCCGGGAACGAACGGATTTGGCCGTAGATATCCGGCTTGGCTTTGTAGACGCGCGCGGTGTTTGTTTGACCGGTCAGGCTATTGTTCGGTGAGTCGACGGCATTACCGCCGTTGTTCGCGATTGCCGGCTTCGGCGCCAGGAACGAAAACACCTGGCCCACTACTTTAAATATCGGGCTAAGGATATCGCCGACAATGCCCTTTGGCTGGTCGAAAATCTGGATGTTGTCCAACTCGCTCAATTCAAACGCCAGCTCGTCATCGTCGCCCAGCCTTACGCCGTTGCGGACGATCAGCAGATCACGGTGAAAGGTAGCGTCATTGGCCGCCAGCCAGTCATAAAAAAGGGTGCCGTTTGGCACCCTGCAACGCAGCTTAGGCGTTCCTGGAAAATTCGATATCTCAACCAGCGCCATACGAAAAGTACTCCACTTTGGTGAATGCCCGCTGAATGACCAGCAACGAGTCCATGCGCACGCTTCCATTCTCGCCGCGGGAGTGCAGCGCCTGCCTGTTCAGTACCAGACCAACATGCGCCGGTTGCGCGCCGCGGTACCCGACAAATATCCCGCCATCGACCGGCTTATCAACCTTGCGCCAGAAAACGACGTCTCCCTGATAGCAGGTGAAGAAGTCCTCGCCGGCTTCGTAGTCCGGCGTCTGATGCAGTTCTATGCCGAGGACATGGCGGTAATACAATACGCACAAGCCCCAGCAGTCGACTTTCTCGAACGAGCAGGCCCGGTTAGCCCACGGCACTCCGATAACCCGCCGGATAAATTCATCTTTAGTCATGCGGATTCCTTATAGGTACTGGAGTCCAGTGTATTCGAGGGGATCGTATAATTTTCCAATATTATTATTGAGCGGGTTGGTCACAGACAGGGTGACAGACGCGGCGTCGGCATCGATGTCCACCGTCTTGACGTAAAGCTGCCACGACTTAATCGGCACCGACACATCGCCGCTGTCGAAGATCTGCCTGGTGGCCGTAATGGCCGTCAGACGGGCTGCACCCTTCCACTGCTTCATCAACGCTTTGATGTCAGACGACAGCCTCCCTAACTTCACCGTCGCGTCGATCACCGGCGTACCGCTCTGCTGGCTCTCTTCGATTTCAAATCGCGCCGGCGTGTACGCCTGTCCGCCGAGCGTCTTGGGGAAGAACTGCTTGTCGACAAGGCGAACGTAACCAAAGGATGGATGGTAGAACGTAATGGTGTCGTACAGTCCGCGCGTCGGGCGTTGCTGCTTATACTCCCTGAAGCTCGGCATTACGGCGCCCTCGGTAGTGATTCCGGATCGCGCCCGTCCGGATAACCCGTGACAACGATATCCAGCCACGAATCCCACGGCGGCGGCAGTTCAACAATGATGTCGTCAAACTCGTCATCGGCGTTGTACAGGTGGTTGGCAATAACGGTTCCCGTCCAGGTCACCACTCCGCCAGAAATATTGGTCTGGACAGGGAAACCATCTTTCGTAAAGTGAAGCTCCTGAACTTGCAAGCCACTACCGCCAAGATTTATCGGCATTCTGAACCAATAAATACCGCCGTGAAGATAGTTGGGACTACGTAACCATTGCTGAAATGCTCGGTCTTCCGCCAAGGTGAAGATCCACGTCAGAGACCAGGTCACTTTCAGGTCGTCGGTAAGGTTCTGGAAGATAGCCGGGCCGACCGCTGGCTGGTCGGTCTGGAACCCGGTATCGAGCGTCATGTTTTTGCTGGCCTTCTGCGCCAGCGGCAGCCAGTCGGGATAGTCGATAATTGGCATCAGCCCTGCCCCCTTGGCGTGCGTTTAACATTGAAGTTACTGGTTATACCGCTGCTGATTGGCCCGCCGTTGTTCAGGTCTGCAACAATGACATCAACGGTAAGTCCTCCATTTGCATCAGTGCCAGCCTGTGCATCAACGGACGATGACGTGTAGTTCTGGATGTTGATAACTACCCCTCCGCCGCCAGAAGTCATCTCCTTGTTGCTGATCACCCTGCCATTGTCGCCTGGTATCATGTACTGCTTACCGGTACTGGCCTGGTAAATCTCTGGCATGCCACCTTCGCCGACCTGATACATCCCACCAGCCGAGACAGGCCCGCCGTTTTTACGTTTTCCTGACAGTGCCAGGATGCCAGCCATCGCACCAAGACCAATAGCCACCGCACCACCGAATGAAGCCACGGATGACATGATGGCCGCCGGAGTCCATGCTGCCGTTGTGGCCGCCGCCGCCGCGGTAGATGTCGCCGTCGTGGTTGCGATGCCTGCTGCCTGTGCCGCGGTGGATGCTGCAACCGCCGAGGTAGTGGCCGTCTGGCCCATAATGGCCGACTTAACCCACTCGACGCCCATCTGCACAAATGTGTTTACTAGGCTATTTAAAACGGTTCTTCCTAAAGATTTAGCCGCTTCTTCAGCGTCCATGCTTTTGGTGATAAGGCCAGTCAGAGTGTTAGAGGCATTATTGCCGAATGCGGTAAATGCCGCAGCTGCTGCCTGAGTGGCCGCGTTCTGTTGCGCCCATTCTTCCCACATCGCAGCGTTACGCTGGTCACGATACTGCTGCTCTATAGCGGCACGCGCTGCCTCAGCCTCCCCGATCTTCTGCGGGTAAAGCTGGGCGTAAAGCTGGATGTCAGCAATGTCTTTCTGATACTGGCTATCCAGCCCGGCAGTTTTGCTGGTTTTACCCTGGATGGTACTGAACTTATTGGCAGCCTCTGTGCGCTCCCGTTCAGCCTTGGCCTGCTCACGCAATGCGTTGGCATTGTCCCAGGCTTTTCCTGCCAGTTGCCCGGCCAGCAGAAGTTGTTCCTGCGTGGCTGTGTTACCGAGAGACTGTTGCGCATTAAGCACGGACTGCGCTCTGGATAGTTCACCGACACTGCCAGCTGACAGCTCGGCCTTCTGCCTCAGTTCATCAAGCTTTTGATTAACAGATTCTTGAGCTTTGGCGTATTGCTCAGCTTCTTTCTGTGCCGCAGACTTTCCGCCTTTCGTTTTAGAACCACCTGAAGTGGCGATGGCTTTTATTTCGATAGGCTTAGTAGCTGCTGCTGTTTTCTGAACCGCATCCCAACCGGCGCGAGAGGCCTTCTCCCACGCTTCAGCTGTAAGTTGCGCGGATTTCTCCTCGTTCTCTTTCTGCCAGTCACCAAAGCCAAGCCAACTCCATGTTCTCGCTCGCTTGGCGTACATTTCGGCTTCAGAGCGCAGATCTGCTATTTGCTGACTGGCGGTAGCGGCCTGCCCGGTAAGCCTGCCAATGGCAACAGCAAGAGAATCGATAACCAGAACCATCCCGTTGCTAGCCCCTGTAGCCTGGTTAATATTATCAACCATGGTCAGGAAAGAGTTGGTGAGAGCGGTATTGGCCTGTGAAAGCGTGCGCGGTAGTTTCTCGAACTCTGCATTCACTGAACCGGTTTGCTTCTGAATGGCGTTCAGAGCATCTTCTGCCGTCAGTTTCCCGTCCAGCATGAGCTGACGAAGCTCTCCGATGCTTACACCCATCCCGGCGGCAATCTGGCGCGCCAGTTCCGGCATTTGCTCAAGGATGGAGTTGAACTCCTCCGCCCGAACCGTTCCGGAGGAAATTGACTGGCCGAACTGACGAAGAGCATTCGCCATTTCTTCGGAAGAGGATCCGCCAATGCGACCGATTTTCTGAAGCGTCTCGGTGAGTTGGATGATCTGGCCGTTGGTCGCTCCGGTATCGCGCAACGCCGTGCTGAGAGTCTCCCACAGCTTTGCTGTATCCTGTAGCGAACCACCCGTTGCCGAACTGATGCGCATCAGACTTTGCATAGTCTGCGATGCTGTCGCTGCGCTGCCAGTGAGCCTCTCTATACGCGCGTTGAGCTGGCTCATGTTGTCAGCAGCTACGAGGAATGCCTTACCCCAGTCAACAACGAGTGAGGCGGCAATTGCCCCGGCGACGCGGTTGATATTCGTCTGCAACTCATCCATCTTTTTGGCTGCATTGGTCGCCGAGTTGCCGATGGAGTCGAGCGACTTATTGGCCTTTCCCTGCGCCTTGAGCAAGCCAGAAACATCGGCCTCGATGTCGTAATAAATCTCGCCTGCTTTCTCAGACATCAGTTTTCTCCGGGCATAAAAAAACCCACCGAGTGGTGGGTTAGTTATTCGTGTCGTTTATTGGCATCGTTCTGTGTAAGCCGGTGGTGGAGGCGTATCTTTCGAACTGAGGAAGTGATCACCAAGGGTGTAGTCGACACCTTTTGAGAACATCCCCTTCGATTTCATTTTCAGCTCAACAAAGAAAGGATGGAACCCTGCATAGGCACCGAAACCGTTCTTTCCGTTAATTTCCCCGCAAACAACAGCATTAACACGACCGTCATCGGCATTTGTCATCTTCACAACTTTCACGTTGCGGAATTGCGCGCTGCCAGGATCCAGTAGATTGGCTGAAACTTCAGATTGTGCCAGAGAAATTGCCTTTTCCTCGCCAGGCTTACAGCCAGCCAGAATCAATGGAATCACCAAAACCAAAAGTATTTTCTTCACTCTTATCCCCTGAGTATTTTTGTCGTGCCATCATACGCCCGGTCAGGCGGGGCTGGAACATCCATTATTAACTCAGGCCGCTTTCTTTGCTGATTTTTCGCGCTCAACCATTTCCTGCCAACGGCGATCATCATCGTCCATAACCGCGTCGTACTCTTCCCTCGTGAAGCCCTTCTGGTCAGGGTATTTGGCATTAAGCATCATAGCGAACTCGGTCATAGTAAGGTTTTCAGCCTCTTCCCTGCTGATCCCGAAATGGTTTCTTGCCGCCATGATGTATTCAGTTGCATGGAACTCCGGTGTCGTTTCCTTGCTTTCGTGCTTCTGCAACTTACGAACCTTGGCCCGTCCGATAACGCCATGCATGATCAGTGACTGAGCTATCAGAATCAGGTTCTCAGGCGGAAGCGCGCCACGGCGCCATACAAACGCTCGCCGTCCAGTGCGTGATGGCTCATGCCAGCCTGTCAGCTCTGAAACGTCCTCGTCACAGCATGATTGAATGACATTAATAGCCGAGAGCAATGCCTCACGCACAAACGCGGCAGAACCTGCCGCATCCAGAGCCCACCGCGGCAGGGAAATGTCCCCGAAGTAGTATGCGTAAAATTTACGCTGATGCTCCGGTATGGCGCTGTGAATTTCTCTGGCCGCTTCAAGCATCTTTGCCACATCGTCATTGAACAGCGCATAGAAAGTGCGGACGATATGCTCAGGCTCGCCGATTCGCGTCATATTGCGGAACGATGGTCGGAAGAAGTATTCTCGGCCGCCAGCACCAATCAGGCACTCGCCAATTTCTTTCAAAGGGGTCATATCGTTCTCCATAACCATTATCAAGGGCAGCAAGCCGCCCTTTGTAGTGATTACGGTGCGGCAGTCACGGTCACAGCACAGGTGTCGGTGAAATCACCGTCAGCAGTGGTAGCCGTAATAGTCGCGGTGCCCTCGGCTACTGCTGTCACCAGGCCGGTTGAACTGACGGTGGCTATGGAAGGTGCCGAAGTGGTCCAGGTGATCGCTTTGTTAGTCGCATCTGTTGGCTGAACCGCGCCGCTGAGTTGCTGGGTTGCTCCAACGACCAGAGAAGCAGTTGCAGGAGTTACTTCAACGCCAGTGGCCGCGATAGAATCAGCGACTTCAAACACGACAGTGTCGGCGTCGTAGACCTTCCACTCGCCGGAGAAAGTGGAGATATCGTTGGTACCGAAGTCACCAGACCATGAAGTGGTGTTCATGTAGCCCTGGATATAAGTACCGGCGTTCTCACCAGCAAAGTCGAACCGCACCCACAGGTTAGGCTGACGGCCTGCCTGCACTTCGTCAAAGATGTACTTCGACAGACGCCACGCGCCGATCTCGTTATCTTTATCAGACTTGCGAAACTCCCCTTCGCCGGAGATCGTCAGATCCATGTTGTTGACCAGGTTCTCCACCAGCCCTTTAGCATCATCTGCCTCGGAGTTGATGGTGTTCATCGAATAGTCGATGCCCTTAGTCGTCATAGCGCCGAGACGCTTCCACTCGGAAAGCGCTGGCACTGCGTCGGGGCAGCCAAAGGCCATGCGTAGCACAGCTACTTTCCCGATCAGCTTGCCAAAATCATTAGCACAGCCTTGCATGTGTACCTCTCAAATAAAAAAAAGGCCACCGGATGGCAGCCTGATGGGTTGATGATTGGGTTATTCGCCGTAGACGCACATGAACTGGAGTCTGAAGACCAGGCGGCCCTCTTCGGTCAGGATTGGTGCTGGCATGTTTCCGAGATTTTGAATCAGGCCAAGGCATTCGTCGGCAATGTCGTTCTGTTCGACATAATTGATGATTTCCTGAGCCTTTTCAGCGGCTGCGCGGCGCTTATCTTTGGCGGAAATGACATCCACCAGCACGTAGTGATCAGATCCGAGGTCATTTCGGATGTCGGTACCGCCGTTAGGCCGGAACACGATGAATGCGTCGGTTAACTTCGTTGTGTCGTCCCAAGCCAGCAACTGAACAATGAAGCCAGTGGTAAGCCCGGCATCAACGAAGTAGTTACGCACGCGCTCATACATGGCAGGTGTCATACTGAAAGCTCCTTGCGAATTACGGCATCAATCTGGCTGCGGGTATCCTCAAAGCCTTTGGTGAGGAACTCTTTCTGCGCGGTGGCGCGGCGGAAGGTTTGAGGAACATTCGGGTCGTGAACGAATACAGCGTAGTTCGCCGTGTAACCCACTCGCCCTGTCAGTCGAACGCCGTTGTTTATCAACTCCCGATACTGGCTATTAAGCAGCGTTGAAGTGTCTATCGGCGTATAAAGCGCGGCCTGGGAGCTGCCGATTATCATTGCTGACTGTAGCGCCCTGACGACCTTTCGCCCTTTCACGTCGTTTATGATGCGGTTGAGCCCGGCTTTCGACTGCTTAACGCCACGTACTTTGATGCCCATGGCTACACTCCCGTCAGGATGGCGTAATCATCCGCCACTCGCTCAAACGTGTCGGCATAGCGAATAACCTGCCGCACCTCGTCGGCACCGGCCACAACCGGGTCGGCTTCCGTCGATACGCCAATCAGCAGGTAATCACCCGTGGCCGCCAGCGCGAACTCTGTCCAGACGGTGTTCTTAACGACGATTTCAAATCCCAGGCTGGCTAACTTCTTGCTGAGCCCACCTTCGTAATCACAGAGGATTTGCTCAGGTTCGGCATAGCCCAGCGGGTCGCCGTATTCGTCATTGCCTTCCAGCTTTCGCCAGATGGTCGCTGTTGCCGTGTATGACCAATTCGCGGTTGCAGACATCAGTCATCCCTCCATCGCAGCACCTTCGCGCCAGTCGCCCGGATACGCGGGCAGTTGATGAACCACTCCCCGTCCGGTTTCACGTAGCCGGTAGTCTCCCGCCCGGTGTCGGTCATCACCCAGACGCGGGTGAACGAGCGCGGTAGACCGTGCTTAACTGATTTGTATGTCATCAGCAGCCCCGGACCACCATGAACAGGCCGACGCCATTACCTGCGCTGATAGGCAACTCACCGGTGCAACCGCTGGTATCAAGCCGGGCCAACGAGTCGCGCAGCCAGGTAATGCTGTCGTCACCATATTCAAACGAGCGGGACGCGCCAGACGGCGCCCCCTGCGATTTGATGCGGCGCGCGCCGGACGAAGTAGCCATAAGCGCGGCGGCGTACATCAGGATCAGCTTCGCGGTGCACTCGTCATAACCCGCGCCATCGAGACACGGGATAATCTTGTTCACCACGCAGAGGATCGGCGTAAGCAAGGCATCAGGTATGGCGTACCCCAACTCAGCGAGGAAGCCTTTAATTTCTTCTGGCGTAAGCGGGGTTGCCATGGTTATTTCGCCTTTTTCGATTTAGCGGAGGTGTCTTCATCGTTGCCTGGCGTAGCCACTTCCAGTTTGCGGTCACCGCCTGACAAGACTTCTACCAGCCCAGCGGTTTTCCACTTGATCGCAGTCTCTTCACTGACCTCCACCTTTGCACCAACCTCCAACTTCTGGAGATTGGCACCGGAGAAAAGGTTATCGCTAATCACTTTAACCAGTGCCATATTTCACCCCTTAGCTGTGTGCGTAGATGACAGATTTCTTGCTGTTGATGTCGGTCTTAACCATCAGGCCAGCAGCGCCCCAGGTGCGCCAGATGTAATCGCTGTTGTAGAACGGACGCGGGTCGGCAACAGTGCCGAACGCCTGGCCTACAATTGGAGCAATCACGCCAGCGGTCAGCGGAACGATCAGGATCTGGTTACCTGTCAGCTGAGCATCTTCTTTAATCGCGGCAATACCGGACAGTTTCAGAAGCTCTTGCAGGATCGTGTCTGACTGGTAGTTGTCACTGAAGTAGCGCTCCAGGTTGGAGATGATGGCGCTGGAAACATACCAGGTCTGCTCTGCGTACTGATTGTTGGTCAGCTTGAGAGTGTCGCGCAGCTTAATCGCCGCGTTACGGATCTGCTCTGCCGTGGCGGAGGCGCTGGTGAAGTCGATATTCAGGCCAGATGCGCCCAGATCAACCATCGCAACGCGCTCATCGTTCTTCAGGCCCTTCCAGGTCTTCTCATCAAACTTGATGTAGTTTCCTTCCGCGTCACGATAGCCGTTGTAGATGTAATCCACATACTGGCGACGGACTTCGTTGGTGGACTCGAATTGAGCATCAGAGATGATGTCGAACGCATCCGGGTTGTTCAGGCGAGGCTCACGCCAGTGGAATTTGAAGCCAGTATCGTGCACCGGAACCATCGTGCCGTCGTACTGGTACTGCACCGCATCCAACGCCGCGCCGATCTGGCCTGACATAGAGGTGTGAGCCCACATGCGGCCGCCGGACTTAGCGTATTCGTACACGGTCTGGTTGATGCGCACCGAGCGAGACAGTGGCATCAGGTCGTTGAACAGTGTGAACTCAGTGTTCGGCTGGAATTGACGCAGCACGGTCTGGTCAAATGCCTTATACAGATCAGCAGGTGAGCGAACGGCGTTGATGCCATTCAGCTGATTAACTGCATTCAGGCGATCAGCCATTTCCTGCATTACGTTAATGCCCTGATGGTTCAAAGCGGCATTACGCTCCTGCGTCAGCATACCAAACTGGTACTGGTTCACGGCCAGGTTGCCGGTCTTTTCGCCCAGCGATTTAGAATAAACAAGCATTCAGTGACTCCTTACTTAATCACTACGCGAATGAGGTCGCCAGCAGCGGCGGTGATTGAGCGCTCTTCGTCGCAATAGCAGCGATCTGATTCGCCAGTGGCCCATTTCTTCACCTGGCCGTTGACGATTGAGAGAGCGTCGCCTTTTTTGTAGGTACCGGCGGCAGCGCGGACGTTCAGGAACATGCCAGGCAGTGGATGGATCCCCACCAGCAGATCGTCGACAGCAAACGTGTCATCTACCGTCTTGCAGCGCAGATAGTCGAAGTCAGCGACATAGATAATCGCTGTTTCGCTACCATCTACCGACACCTTGAAGACGCCAGCATCGAAGAAGCCCAGGGTGCCGGGCTTGACCGCGGTGGCTCGGCCTTCACGGTTGAGCAGCGGATTAGGGAATACGCCACCGGCGTGAATTACGTGTTTTCCGTCTTTAGCCATTTTTTACTCCGGCATTTCGCTGACTGATTGGGTGTTGGTAGCCTGGTTGCGGAATGCACCGTTCAGGCCGAAAGAGGTCTGGCACTTGGCGTACATAGCGTCGAGCGCCTTGCCGTCCAGATCTGCGACTTCTTCATCGCTCATGTTCATCGCCAGTTTCACAGCCGCGCGCTTTTCGCCTTTCTCTTTGTCGGCGTTCGCGTTCAGACTGTTGAAAACGACGTCCACGCGATCGGCTAGTGTTTTCGCCCACGCTGGCATCTCTTCGTTATTTGTAGCCTGCTCTTTTTTCTTGGGCTTGCCGGTTGCCGGGTCGATTTCTTCGTCGCCATTTTTCTTGGCGGCGGCTTCGTCGGCCTTCATCTGGTTGTATGCGTCCATCAGCTCGGCGTCGGACTTGCCTTCGGTCGGCTTACCAGCGGCTTGCAGCGCATTGATAATCAGCTCTTTCATCGGATCGTTCTCTCCGTTGGTTTTAATCTCGTACTCAGGTTGTTTGCGCACGACTTCTACAGGTTCGCCGACGAATTGGGCCTTGCCGTCATCGTCGATGATGTACTTCTGTTTGAAATAACGGGAATCATCCCGGTATACGAAGGTGTCAGGCCATACCGACTCTGGCCAAAGCCAGTTGTCATCAGATCGACCCTCTCGCAGCTTTTCACTGATTGCGCGCTGGATGTCGTCGAAGGAAAAGTTGGAGGCATTGGTAAAGAAGAATTTGGTTTTGTTGATCAGGCCATCGCGGGTGCAGTCGATTCCGTCAGCCAGGCGGGCAACTTCGATCTGCTGCTCATCACCTTCTGAGTTAACGAAGATGCCAACGCCCTCCTCCGGCGTACCGGCGCCTGGCTCATCAAGCAGCACAGCCACATGGTCAAACATCATGTTTGTGGCGATCTCGTTGTACTTCTTGCCCTTCGATTCGCCGTTGGCGGCGATACCGGAATAGAGCAGTCCTGTGGAGATGTGAATCGGGTCAGAGTTGGTGCCGGCTAGCATCTCATCCAGGCGGTTGATCAGGCGCTTGCCCTTGTCGCTCGACTCGGCGTACTGGCGGTTAACGTACATGTCGCCCATCACCTTCCCGTCTTTGTGGCTGACGTTCTGTAGCCAGGCCCCGACGTGGTACTCGTTCACCGCCCGGACATCACGCGCCGACACATGCTTGCCGTCCACTTTCGGGTGGCCCAGCGGCATCGGGTTACGCTCGAGCGTGTTGTAGGCCTTTTCGATTTCTGCTGCCGGGTACAACTTCCGGTTCATCACGATATCGTCCACGACAGGCGTGATGCCGCGAACCACGATATGTGGCTTGCCGTCTATGGTTTCAGTTGTGATGTTTGAAGCGGAGTTGACGACGGTCAGCACGTTAACGCGGTTGCGTTTCATGCTGTTTCCTCAAGTCAAACTAATGAGATATAACTAAACGGATGTCTTTCAGATAAATAGGAGTGAATTGATGGCAACATATAAAGTGACATATCAAATAAATGGTGATTCAACTTATCGAGATGTTAATGTCGAAAGCGACCACTCTTTGACAACTGTCGATAAAGAAGTAATCGAAGCTGCTAATCGTGATTCTGTGAATTTCACTTCAACTACCTCAGGAACATCACTAATTGGAATTCGAATAGTTTCAGTAACAGAGGTTATTTAGCTTTATTCCAGAGCTGGCGTTCTTTCGCCAGCTTATCCGCCAGCCCTTCGTTGAATATGCTGCCGTCGTCGTTGAGCAGCACAGGTATCTGGCTGCAATAGCAGTTGTACCGATTGCCGTTCTGAGCGTAGAAGTCCCGCACCTCTTCGGTGGTGTAGACCTTACCGTGTCGGCTGGCGTGCCAGGTACGCGTCGTTGGCTTGAGTGCTGAAAGCCACAGCAGGCCAGTATTTAGCCCCAGCCTGTCAGCAGCCCAGTCGGTTTCGTTCCACTGTGCCTGCCTCAGCGCGCCGACCTGCTCGGTCTGAGCGATGTTTTTCGCTTTCGACGTGGACACATCGAGGCGCTTACTGATTACGCTGGCTGTCTCGCGAGGATTCACGCCGCGCGCTACCGCATCGGTGATGATGTTTGTCAGGTCGCCGCGGGCGGTGTCGCTGATGACCTTCCAGTCACTGAACGTTGTCAGTCTTGCCGCCGCTATCTGGTTCAGGTAGCCGAGGCTGCTTAAAAGCTGCTGGAGCGTCGTCTGACTGGCGTACGCCTGCGACTGCACCGACAGGTTGGTGAAGGCGTTTAGCGTGCCGCGGTCATATTCCGCAATGACGTAGTCCATCGCCCATAGGTTCTGGCTGCCGCCTTCAAGAAGCTCATCATCAAGAATCGACTGCACCACCTGGAGCAGATCGGCCAATTCAGCAGCTGTCATGTCATAGACGAACTTACCGGCATTGACTTGATACAGCGAAGGTTCTGCGCCCTCGTTGTTGCACATCATCCAGGACTGCTGTGCGTTCGCCTCACGTTGCTGCCCAGTCAGCCGCAGCTCAAACAGAGCCTTAAGCCTGCGCTTGATGTTCAGATACCGATCTTCGATATCATTGAACATCCGACTGACCTGCCGCGATGATTGCGTCGGGTCAGCTTTATTACGCGGTACGATTGGCGTCCCGATTCTGGTTTGCGCTGTCATCATCATCTGTCAGCGGATCCTTATCGGTTTGCTTTACATCAGGGTTAGGTGGCTGCACGACCTTGCGAGGCTCAAGCTCACCAACTGCGCGGATTTCGTTTTCATCCACTGCCGGAGTGCCGTATGCCTGTTGGGTATCTTTCGCCACGACAGCCATTGCCTGCATGTTGGCAATCTTCTCTTTCTCACTCGGCGCGAGCAGATCAGACCATGCCAGCGTAACCTCTCCGGATGTAGGCGGGTCAATGACACCTACTGTCCAGAAGCGCTCAAGCACACTCTCAATAACCGTCGACTGGAATCCCCAGCGGCGGCCGTTACAGCGCTTCGCCCAGTCTGTTTTGTCCTCATCTGAGGCAAGGCGCCCCGTCTGCTGACCAAACAGTATGGTGAACGGGCACTGAATCGAAGATGCAAACTCGTTGGCAGCTACTGTCCAAGTCGGGGATGGATCGGCAGCTGCAACAGAAAGCACCGACGGCGTGCCGGCCTGCATTACCAGGGCAGAATCAGTGCCACGGTTCATCTTGGCGACTTTGTCGTTGAGCGCTTCGCCCAGGTCTTTGTAGCCAGCGTCTGTGGCTTGCTTTGACAGGTTCGCAATGTTGGTTTCTTTGTCGAACGCAATCCCGAGCTGGCGACTGGCATTCTTCAGGAACCCTTCGGCACTACCACCCGATACCTTTTCAAGGTCGAGAAGTTTGTTGTAGCCCGCGCGCAGGAAAGGCACGCCAGAGAGCATGTTCTCGTCTTCTGAACCTTCGCAAAGGATGATAATTCGCTCGGGGTGTACGGTAACGCCTCGCACCGGGCCGTACGTACCATCATCACCAACTGGCTGTTCGTTGAAGCTGTACGAAACTGGCTGGCCATACGTTTCTGAAAGCGTGTCGGTATCGAAATTACCTGGCTTGATCTGGGATTCCCACGCGGGGATCAGCTTAACAATGGCCTTGTCTTTCAGCCGTGACACCACCGACCTGTCTACCGGCTCACTCCACTCTCTTCCGTCCCGAAACTGAATCAGCAATGCCGAGTACCGGCCAACCAAGTTACGGCGATCCGCATCCTTAATTTTCGGCCAGTGTTTCTTCAGCAATTTAGTAGCTGACTTCTCCCATTCCGTTGTCTCGGTTGACTCCTTTCCATCGTCGCCGTCGATGATCGTCGGGTTATCAACCCAGCACGAATCAAGAAGCTTATGAACGGCGGCAAACGCCACCGCGTTGCGCTCATAGGCCCGGTAGTAGCGGTCGAACTCGAGACTATTTGGATAACCGAACTCATCCCACAACTTTGTGCGTTTGGTATTTCCCGGCTGGCCCGCGTACAGCATGCGCTGCCGCCCTAAAGCATCAGCAAGGGCATTAACGAGGAACTGTTCCCCGGTGCTTATTTCACTCACTGATGAGCTCCTTAGAAGAATACTGCGCCGACCTGTTTGTGGTTGTTCTTCGCTACGGCAAAGTAGCGGAAACTGTCAGCGCCGTGTGATGTGAAGTCATGAAGCGGCTTATCTTTCCAGCAGCCGCGCTTGTCGTCCCACTCCTTGCGGTAGCCCTCGAGGTGAGATATGCCCTCGGCACACTTCTCCTCATCGAATACACAGGACGGGAGGATTTCGCGCACCGACTCAATGCCGGTATCTATTCCCACTTTCGGAACCACCTGAAACGTCATGCTGTAAACCTGCCCGTCGATTTCATACCCTTCACGGGCAAGTTCTCTGCGGGATTTGGCGTCAGCACCGAATTCACGGTTATCGATGTCGTGCGGCCCCCAGTGCTCACCGTACTCATAACCCCTATCCTTCAGCACCTTCATGTAGTGCCGCAGGCCTTCACCAGAGTTTTCGTAGTAGTCGATGATGTGGAACTCTTCGCCAACCTCACGAACGAACCAGATAGCCGTGGAGTCGCCCACACCGATATCCCAGAATGTATGAACTGGCAGATGTGAGTTATCCGGGATTTGCCCTATCCGCTTGTTGGTATAGAGCCAGCGGAACTGCTTGGCGTAGTACGCGCCCTCGACCGACTGCTGGAACGCCTCGGCCGGAATGGTCGGGTATTCGCGCTTCATGTCATCGCCGAGCGTTTTCTCTTTAGCGTAGTACCAGGCTTTCTGGCGATCATTGACGACTACGCCGTGCTTCGACTCCATTTCAGCGAAGTACTCAAGCAGGCGCACCGGCAGAGACTCTACCGTGTCGATTGCGTACTGCGGGTTCTTCCACCAGGAGAAGAAGAAAAACTTCCAGTCCAGCGCGGATAAGGGCTTGCCCTGTAGCAACGCTTTCTCTGCCGTCTGGCAGTAATCAAAGAAGTAACCCGCCCGTCCCTCTGCCGTGCTCTCGATAGTAGCGAAGCATCCCGTCGATACCGCCTCAAACGCACCAGTGACGATCTCACGGGCTTTGTCCGGATACTTGGCGCATATCTTTCCAAACTCGGAAACGTGAAGGTAGCGCAGCGTACCACCACGAAACGACGTGCTGACGTATAGCGAGCCGCCCTTCTTAAAGACCAGTTCACCAGACGAGTCATTGCTCGCCGGGTTGGCCGCCTTTATCTCTGCTGGCAGCTTGTCGTATGCGTACTTCACCTTTTCGCGGAACAGGCGCTTTGCGTCATTCAGCGTATGGGCGATCAGCGCGCATTTAGCTGACTCGAACAGGGCCGCGTCGAGCTGGATGATGCACACTTCAGTCGTGAAACCGAGCTGACGAGCCTTAAGGATGATGTTGCGGGTGTGGATCCCCTCAAAGTACTCCCGCTGCTCAGGTGTCATCCTGAAGCGTGTGGGCTTACCCTCTTTGTCGGTGATCCAGTAAAGATTGTTAAGCCGCCAGTCTTTATTGGAAAGCAGCTTGATGTGCTCAGGTTTCATTACGCCCCCTGAGACAGTAAATCCATCAGGTCAGAAAGTTGCTTAACAGAGTTGTCGCCTTCAGGCCCATCTATGTCGTAGGCCTGTCGCTCAAGCCCGATCAGATTCTTCAGCGCGTCGCTCAGTGCCTTAACCGACTTAACGCGCTCCGGCATGCTGATGACCTTGTGGTAAATCTCATTGAGTTTGTCTTGGCCTTTGTCGTCGGGGTCGAACATCAGCTCTCCGAGCTTCTCCAGTGCGGACACGTCTGCGCACTCTGCACCCAACTCATCAAACAGGGCATTAGTTATCTGCCGGGCACGCTTAATGTCACCGCGATGTTCCATACGGACATTGGCGATTACCTCAGCCGTCGCTTCGATGAGTACGCGTTCATTAAAAGTGACTTCACTGCGTACCTGTTTGCGTACCTCAGCTTTGCGTACCAGATCGTCGGCTCGTTCTTTCACCTTCGCATTCAGGTCACGCGACCAGTCATCACGCTTGGCACGCTTACGGATAGCGCCTTCGCTGATACCGTGCTGTGATGCTATTTCTCGGAGGGACATCACTCCGGCCCGGTACGCCGTCTCGATGGCCTCCCAGTCCGGTTTGCTCATTCGTTACTCCGTTATTTGTTCTTCTGGCTGTTCGGTTTGCTCTGCCGGTACTGGCGTGAACTGCACGCGCTTCACATCGGCCGGAGCGAAATACAACCACTCGCCCGTCTCGGTCGCCAGCGGCACAAAACCGTTTACCAGCTCAGGCTGACGTCGTGACATCTTGCCCGTGAAGGTTTCGCCTGTTTGGGTGGTTAACGTGATTTGGTAGATGTCGGACATGGTTACCTCTTTGCCTTGTCGCAGCTGTTGCCCTGCTTCTCAGAAGTGCTTAGCCACTTACGGCTTACCCGTCAGCAAGATGTGATCACCATCCTTGCGGGGTTACACAGATCATTATCGAAGCCCCTCAGTGAAGAGCTTCTGTAATGAATCACAACTTAACGATGTGCCCTGTCAGTTCTTCGAACTTGTCTCTGCCGACCGAATTAAGCAGCGTTACAAAGCCACATGCCAGGATGTAAAACAGCGATGTGAATACCCATCCGGAGTAAGACAGCATGACGAAGATGGCCGCCATAGTCACAAGTCCAATGAGCCTTCTGATCGCGCCCTTGCGTTTGTAATAGTCCTTTAGAGGGATTAACAGCTTGGCACGCTCCATGGGGTCACTCTCCTTCCCGGCCATGAACACAGCCACAAGGAACAGAGGCGAGATGAAGCAAGCAAGAGCTATAATCGCCCAGTAAGCCGCCACGACGATGCTCATCAGTGAATGGTCGCCCTGTAGTGTTGCGTAAACCAGCAGGCCAAACAGCCCCCAGACCAGCACGAATACAAAAGCAGCAGTCATCAACTTCTTCATAATTCACCTATAAGTTGCGAGCCTGTTCGCATAGATAAGCCGCCCCGAGAGATAACGATTTATCTCAGGCTCGCTTCCTATAGGCTCTCGGTTGGCAATGCGCTGCGATGCGCATAAAAAAGCCCCGCGGATGCGAGGCTGTGAGAATTTGCTACGGTTAAAGTCCAGAGGAGAGACTGTGTCAGAACCTCAGGGATGAGGCTCTATTTCCCCTGGGTCTGCTTATCCCATTCCTCGCGGAACTTGGATGGGTTGTCGAAACCTTCACTGCACTGGTTGGCTTTCATCACTTTGCCCCCGATTCTTTTGTTTTCTGGCAGTTCGCCTGCCACGCTTTGTTATGCGCCAGGATGTCGCGCTTCGTCTGGCGGTCAAGAAAATCAATGTCGTGATCAGTAAGGTAGATTGGCTTTACCCAGTCACAGGCTGTATCAACCACCACCGGGACGCTTCCACGTGTCACGCAGCTCGCGATCAACATCGTCATCAGGCATGCGGTTAACATTCTGCTGTACATTGCTGGCCTCTTTCGTTGCTTCTACCCGGCGTTCGGCTACTGACTCAATGGCTGCGGCCTTTTCTTCTGTGCGCTGCCGGTCTGCTTTTTCTTCAGCCTGTTCACGCCCGCGAAAACGGCCCACACCAAACGCACCAAGCACCATCAAGATCGCAACTCCGATTGCCGCCAGTACAGATTTGAGTGTCGTCATAGGCTCACCCGCTCGCGCATCCAGCCATAAACGAATGATTCGTTAGCCGGCCGCTGTTCTGCCAACTCAAGATAACGCTGGCCCTGGCTACAGTTCAGTGCGCGAAGCAATACGATTTCCCCTTCGCCGCCTCGTTTCTCCAGGAAGGACTTTAGCGCGCTGATGCTACGTGGGCCGATTTGCCCGTCGGCGATCAGATCCGGATAGAACTGCTGCTGGTTATTGAAAACGTTCAGCCAGCGCTGGAACCATTTAACCTGCACCGATGGCCCCATGTTCACACCGGTATCGCAAAGTTCGGCGGCAATGGAAGGGGATACTTCTGCCACCTGGTCAAAGCGAGGGCCATACCAGTAATCAGACTCAAGGATCGCCAGAGCCTGCTCACGTGTAAGGTTTCGCATATCACCGGTATAACCATGCGCGCGGGCAGTTGCCTGAGTAATTCCCCAGTTCGTTGGTCCGCCCTTATCATTCGGGTGATCAACATAACCGCCCTCTTTGCCGAGGATGGTGTTAAAGATATCGTCTTTGGTCATGGCTATTCCGTAATGACGACCTTCGCCAGGTTCCCGCGAGCCAGCCACACCGCCATGCAGATGACGGAGTTAAGCAGCAGGTCGCCGAGGTTGTCCTCAAGCGAGGTGCAACGCTAGCAGTGTGATAAGACCTGAAAACCGGCTGGGCAGATAGTTGTTTGCCAATACAGAAAACAGGGCGTCAGGAAGTAAGTGAGAGTGGCGACTCAGTGCCAGTCCACCACACCGACCAAAGCATTTCTCCCGCATCAGCGGGTAACGACAGAGGGTAAAGCGATGGCAAAAGTTGTTCTGGTCTGGAATCCACAGAAGACAGAGTGTGTCGGTTTTTTAGAGCGAGAACCTGATGGTTCCACTTGGGATTGTGGATCAGATGGTGACGCGGAGCATGCAGCTGGCGGTATGAGATGGAATCCAGTTTCCACTCTCGCCGATAGCTTCAGGGAGCAATACGAAGACGTTGATGACGAATGTTTCATGCAGACCATTGAAGTTGATCAGTCATTAGCCGACGCGGTTGAAAGAGAAAAAGAAGATTAACCCGCTCCGGCGGGTTTTTTATCGGCCATACATAGGCAGATTTTCGAGTCTGCCCATTTATGACAACCGGCGGCCATCCACCGCCCAATGAAACACTGAATAAATGCGCAGAAGTCTTGTATTAACCGTTCCGTTCGCCGCGATAAGGCCAAGAGGATTTATGAGCAACCCAATCACAGTAGGTTTTACAGGCCTGACGAAGCGAATTTTCGCGGGTCGTTCAAAGCCGAGCAAATTGGCGCCCGGTGTTCGCGAGTTCACCGGTGAGAAATTTGATGTCACAGACGAGGCGCTATTTGCAGTGGCCCATCTTCTCGCGGTTCGCGATGACATCCTGATATTCCCGACAGCTGATGGGAAAGAGATTCACCTCCGCGCCGACATCAAAGAAAAGCGGGAGGCATCATGACAGTCACCCATAACGGAAAGAAGTACACCGCCAAAAAGCTCAACGATAACGAGTGGCAGCTGACGTCCGTATCGGCACCGCGTGAAAAGCTGACGCTTAACCGCTGGCAGATGCATATGGCTGGCCTCCTGGTACAGGTAGAGGTGAAGGTATGATTGGAATGCACTACGGCACCGCATCAGTGCCACGTAGCGAGGTTTTACCGGGCACAATGCTGCAACACCACGGCAAAACTTATCGCGCCTCTGCGAACGTTGAGAAAGGCCTGTACGCCTTCAACATCTTCGAAAAAACCATCATCAAAAGTGATTCCGTCGTTGTGCTGCTGAATGAGCGCGGCGAGCCAATGGTTCACTGATACCAACCACCCTGTTCAACCGATCGGCCTGGCTTTCTGCGGGCGGGATCTGCACATCCAAATTTCAGGAGTTCAGTCATGAACACATACCTCACTTACGACCGAATCGAAGATCGGCGCTGGGTTGAACAGCAACTCGACGACGAGAAAGAGAAGTGGATCGACGACCGGGCTAAAGAACTGATCGCCATGTTCCCTGCGAAACCTCTGGAAATGAGCAGCTTGTTCCTGCCCCAGGAAGCCCAGTTTGCGCTTATCGGAGAAAGGGCCGAAGAGGCATACAACAAATACATATCGGCCTGCGCGCATGCCCGCGCCGAAGAAGAATGGCAGCGCCAAGCGCCCTGCCCGTTTTAAGGAGTGATTATGAGCTTCGATCTGATTCAGTTCGTTAAGGAGCAGGAGCCGCTGTTTGTCGGTGCCCTTACCGACCAGTCTCTGACGTGGGCAAAGGAATGCCAGTTCGCTATCCAGTTATTCCAGCGTAATCAAAAATTGGCAGAAACGGCGATTGCCAACCCCACCAGCGCCCAGAACGCGATTATCAACGTTGCAGCTGTCGGCATTAGCCTGAACCCTGCAAGCAAACTGGCTTATCTGGTTCCGCGCGACGGTATGGTCTGCCTCGATATCAGCTATATGGGCCTTCTTCACATCGCCCAGTCAGTTGGCGTCATCAAGTGGGGTCAGTGCAAGCTAGTTCATGCAAGCGACGACTACGAGACACTAGGTCTCGATAAGGCGCCAGCTCATAAATACAACCCGTTTGCCACGCCTGACGCTCGCGGCGCCGTTATCGGTGGCTACTGCACAGTTAAAACCGCTGATGGCGACTATCTGACTGAAGAGATGAGTCTCGCTGAGATAGAAGAAATCAGGAAAGTGAGCAAAGCGGGAACATCACCAAAAGGCCCATGGGTCAACTTCTGGTCTGAGATGGCAAGGAAGACGATCGTCAAAAGAGCCTATAAATACTGGCCGCGTGCTGACCGTCTGGATAATGCCGTCGATGTGCTCAACGAAAGCGAAGGCATATACACCGAGCCAGTTATGCCATACACCCCAGAAAGCGAAATCATCCAGTCAGAAGAAAACGCAAAACAGGAACTTACCAACACCATCCAGTCACTATGTGAGGACATGAAGCAGGCGAAAAATATGCATGCTCTCAAAACCCACTTCCAGGCAGCTTACAAAATGACGGTCGGAATGCAGCTTCAACAAGAGGTGCAGGCCGTCTACGCCAAGTGCAAAGCAAAATTCGAAGAGGTTACGCAATGACAGCTCTTTACCAGATCGCCAATGATTTCGCAAAGCTGACTGATTCAGGCATGGAGCCTGAAATGATAGCCGACACCCTTGATGGCATTGAGTGGGAACTGGAAGCAAAGGTCGAGCAGATTCTTGCTGTTTGCAAAAACGAATCTGCTTATGCCGAGGCGCTGAAAGAAGAAAGCAAGCGTCTTGCAGAGCGCGCAAAAGCCGCAGAAAACCGAGTGTCGAGCATGAAAGATTATGTGGCTACCTCCCTCGAAACAGCGGGAAAGAAATCACTGAAGGCAGGCATTCATCAGGTAACGGTTCGCGCGCCGTCTAAGTCCGTTGAAATTACGGATGCCAGCGCGCTTCCTCCTGAATTCGTCGAATACGAGACGAGCATCAAGCCAGACAAATTGGCTATCAAACACCAAATCGAAGCTGGCGTGGATGTACCTGGTGCGCAAATAAAACTCGGCAAACCTTCACTCATTATTAAGTAGGTGCCGTCATGAAACGTACACCCTTCTACCGCAGGCCCGGGCGAACCGGGCAATTCTCCGGCCTCCGTGAGCGCGTTATCTGGATGATTCAGACGCGCGGACGTCCAGTAACCGGCAGAGAAATCGCTGAGAAATTCGGCGTAACTCTCATCGAGTTTAACCGGGTGGCCAATGGCATTACCCGCGGCTCCGGGCAGATAGCGAAGATAGTTGAATCGGAGAAATGGCTCAATGAGGACGGCATCTGTGACCGGACATTTAGCCTCGTGACGAAACCGAAGGTTGTAACGCCGCAAGGTAAATCGCGGCTGTTCACCCGACGCGCCATAGAGCAATCGCAGGAAGGCAGACGGCAGGAGTGCATTGAACGTGCCGCCCGCCGTAGCCGCCTGATTGCTCAGGGCCTGTACATCGACGAAATGGAGTCCATCCTATGACTCACGCTCACGACGACATCAGTGTTGGCACGCTGTGCCTTCCCTTCATTGGTAACGGCTGGCTAATGCCATGGGGTGAAGTGGTCAGCAATCCATTAAAGGCGCAGCGGCTCGCTGAGGAATATCGGGAAAGGCAGGAGGCGGCATGAGCATACCTCAAGTTGTCAGTTTCTCTGGCGGCAGAACCTCGGCCTATCTCGTCCATTTAATGGAGCAAAGGAGACTGTCTGGCGAAGAGGTTCACTATGTCTACATGGACACAGGGGCAGAGCACAGAGGGACCTACGAGTTCATCAAGAAGCTGGCGCGCGAATGGTCGATTAACCTGATCTGCCTCCGTGTAAAGGTTAACCCTGAACTGGGTAAGGCAAACAGTTACTCGGTGGTACCGCTTGATGATATCGGCCCTGATCTTCAGCCATGGAAAGATGTCTGCGAAAAGTACGGCACCCCATACGTCCACGGCGCGTTCTGCACCCGGACCATGAAAATGGAAGTTTTCGAAAGATATTGCCGGGAAACATTCGGCCAGTATCACACATGGATTGGTATTCGGGTTGACGAGCAGCGCAGGCTAAAGCCTCGAGAAGGCGTTAGTTATCTGGCAGATGTAAGCGATTTCGAAAAGCAGGACATTCTCGACTGGTGGAAGGATCAGCCATTTGACCTAGGCATTCCAGAACACCTGGGTAACTGTGTTTTCTGTATCAAAAAAGGGATAAACAAGGTCGCCCTCGCCGCACGCGACGAGCCTGAGCTCGCCGCTGACTTCTGGAATCTTATTACCGACCCGTCAGTAAGGGTTGTGGAACGACGCCAGCAAGAAAACAAAATCATGTATCGCGGCAACAATTCTCTGGAGAGCGTGATCGCAATGTTCTCTGACAGTTCACGCGAAGATATTGCAGCAACAATAAAAGGAGGCGGCGGATATGACCCTAATTCATGCACTGAAAGCTGCGAAGCCCTGACGTGTGAAGTGGATGATAACCCAGAGCCAGAGGTAGAGGAGCCCGAGGAAGAAGAAAGCCAAGTTTCGATCCGCACTGGATATGGAGGAAGCCATACTCCAGCAGATCAGCGCGACCTCTGGCGTACTCCACCAGCCCTCTTCGCTTCTCTTGATGCTGAGTTCTGCTTCCAGTTGGATGCCGCCGCGGCTCCGCATAACGCACTGTGCCGGAAGTTCATCACCTCCGAGCAGAACACGCTGGAAACGCCGTGGGCTGATTACCTGAATGTGCCAGGCTACGTCTGGCTGAACCCGCCATACAGCGACATCACGCCGTTTGTGAAGAAGGCTGCCGCCGAGAGCAACAATCAGATCGGCACGGTCATGCTGGTTCCGGCAGACACATCGGTTGGCTGGTTTAAGGAGGCTATCCAGACCGCCAGCGAAGTTCGCTTTATCACCGCCGGGCGGCTGGCTTTTATCAACCCGGTCACCGGTAAGCCGGTCTCGGGAAATAACAAAGGCAGTATGCTCATCATCTGGCGACCGTATCCGCGTACACACTGCCACTTCGCAACTGTGGACCGGGACGAGCTGATGGCTTTCGGGGCGAAACTTCTCGCCCGCCGGGAGGCCGCATAACGCCAGCAAATGAAAACGCCATCCGCACCGCATGCCGCCGCTGCACCGAGGAAATCCAGCAGGCCATGCGCAAGAAGCCAAAGCCTAACTGGAACGAAACAGTGCCTCCCATCATCAACAAGCATCACAAGAAAATTGAAGCTCTGGGAGTTAGCCTCCTGGAGTTCGTCGTCAAAACTGGCCGCCTTAACGGGCGGTTTGGAGCCGAACAATGATTCGCCGACAGATCGATACATCAACCCGATTTCTGCTTGATACCGCCTTCCACCGACTTGAAATAATCCGTGATGACGGTTTCTACCGCCACCTGCGCATGAAGCAGCCAGGTACGTCCTGTTATTACTTCGACATTATCACCTGGCCGGGATATCTGACTGTTACCGGCGACATGGGCACCTGGACATTCTCCCGTATCGCGGACATGTTCGAATTTTTCGGTCCGTGGCAAGACGGTATTAACACCGGTTACTGGTCCGAAAAGCTGGAGGCTGGCGCTGGCTATTCAGCGTGTGAGCTATTGGCGAAAGAGTACGATCATGATGCTTTTTGCCGAAGCCTGAAGGAATCAATGAGCGAGTATCTGGAAGATACACCAGAAGACCAGCAGGAAGACGAAGACTGGGATTATGAAGAGGATACTCCAGACAGTGATAAAGCCAAGGTTCGTGAGGTAGTCCGTGAATTATGCCGGGGTGGATTTAGCAATGATTGGGAAGCATATCAGGCAGTTTATAACGCTGACTGGCCCGAAAGTTTGAGTGCCTGGGATGTCTGCGACGGGCTGACATTCAAAACCTACACCAGCCACTTCCGCTGGATCCTTTTTGCCATCACTTGGGCGATCTCCAAATACCACAACACGAAGCTGGTCGATAAAGCTATGTCGAAATTCATAGCGGTAAGGATGGCCTCAGCATGAACAGAGCCTCACCCGTTGATTTGAGAAAAAGCCTCGAAATCGCCAACCACCTCGCACATATTGGGATTCGTTTCGTGCCGATTCCGGTGGCGACCGAGGAAGAATTCCAGACGCTGGCCGCCGAGCTATCTCGACGGCTTGAAAATATGGCGGTCGAAGCCGAGAAGAATGAAGGCGGTGCAGCATGAAGGCACTAATCACCAGGTCGCTAAAGCGGCCTTTTTTATTGCTGGCGCTCACCTTCAACCGAGTTAACCGACAGTTCCGGGAGCACTGACCATGGACATCATCGACACAGCAACAGAGATTGAAGAGCTTCAGCGTAACGCTGCCCTTTCCGCTCACCGCATCGACCGCAACGCCGTATCAGCTGAGCGTTGTGCGGAATGCGGGGAGGATATCCCGGAGCCGCGGCGCGCTGCCGTGCCCGGCTGCCAAACGTGCGCGGAGTGCCAGAGCGTTATAGAGCTGAAGAATAAGCAGAGGGGGTTGTAATGCAGCAGTCAATTTTAGACATGTGCTGCGGGTCGCGCATGTTCTGGTTCGACAAGCAGGACGAACGCGCGGTGTTCAGTGATATCCGCGCCGAACAGCATGAGCTTTGCGACGGTCGACAGTTGGTTATTAGTCCGGACCTTATTGCCGATTTCCGCGCCCTCCCTTTTGCCGATAACACTTTCCCTGTCGTCGTGTTCGACCCGCCGCACCTCGAGCGGGTCGGCGATAACGCGTGGATGGGTAAAAAGTACGGGCGGCTCAACAAAGAAACATGGCGCGACGATTTGCGTGCAGGCTTCGCCGAAGCGTTCAGGGTGTTGTGGCCACACGGTGTGCTCATCTTCAAATGGAACGAAACGCAGATCCCGGTAAGCAATATCCTGGCGCTTACCGACGAGAAGCCGATCATCTGGCAGCGCACCGGCAAGTCAGACAAAACCCACTGGGTGATCTTCGTCAAAGGTGGTCCCAATGTTCAGGATAATCCAGCCTAATACCTGGTACGCCGATCCCCACGGCGCACCCTGCAAAATCCTCCGCGCAACCCATGAAGTAATCCACTACATCCGCAACGGCCGCACCTGCATTGCCAGCATGGGCCGCTTTCAGCACGAATTCGAGCCACTGACCAAAGCACAGGCTGAGCGGATCGCCGAAGAAATCGAAACAGCAGAACACCTGAAGAAGCTGCGCGCCCAGCGTGCGGCATGAGGAGAGATTATGTCAGACCAAAGCAAATTTTATGATTATTACATGGTTGAGGGCGATGAAGTGAAGTCGCTTATTGCAGGTTATGACGATATCGGAGAGCAGCGTAACTCTATTCTGCCCGAAGCGGCCGGCAAGGTCGGTGCTATTGCGTGGACAACTTCCAGTGGATGGGGTGGCGGAGGCGGCTTGCTTAATGGGTTTGTGTGGGATAAGGGATATCAATTCCCCTGCCCTATGACCATTAAGCGTGAAGAAATGTTTGATGGTAAGCGGGTAGTGCTGGGGAGAGGGAAAGGGAATACGAAAGAGGGCCGGGCTTTCAACAAAGAGCTCGATGCGGTAATGGAAGAGGCCAACAAAAAACTGAAATCTTTGCCTGAGTGGAAAGACTACATCGTTAACCACTACGGCATTATGCGAACTGGTATCGGAGGACAGTCTGGCCGTGGCTTCGGTTTCGCGATGCTATCCACGTATGGCGGTAAGCACCCGGGTCGTGATGACTGCCTGGTATTCGCTATCCCGAACAACAAAGAAGAGCGCCACGGTGAAGTAGAGATACCGGGAAACTTCCAGAAAATAACCTACGGGCAGTTTTACGACATCGTTAACCATCCGAATGAATGACGCAACTGATAGCTGATTCACTGAGTCGGCTATTGGGTGCGAATGCACTGCCACGTTATCCCCCTTTCCCCGGCCATCGTGCCGGGTTCTTTTTTGCCTGGAGAAAACCATGAGCGACATTATTCAGCTGGCACCAAACAAATGGGTCACAGAGGAACTTTTAACTGCGACAACCGGCATGTCAAAGCACATGATTCAGCATGCCCGCCGGTCTACCTGGATGGAGGGAAAGCATTATCGCCATGTTGCCCCTGATATGGCACCTAAGCAAAACAGCCCAATCATGTATAACCGCGATGAGATAAACCACTGGATCGAGCACCAAAGCCCAGCGAAACGCCGGAGAATATCTGCTTAAATGTCCTTTGGCACATCAAACGAGGAATGATTATGGCAGCATACCCAACAGGCGTAGAGGTTCATGGCGAATCGTTACGCATATGGTTCATATATCAGGGAAAGCGTGTCAGGGAAAATCTCGGCGTTCCTGACACGCCAAAAAACAGGAAAATGGCAGGCGAGCTTCGGGCTTCAGTCTGCTTTGCGATAAAGACAGGCACATTCAATTATGCCTCACAATTCCCGGATTCATCGAACGCAGAGAAATTCAGCACTGTCAGAAAGCAAATCTCCCTACTTGAACTGAAATCGAAATGGCTCGGACTTAAGGAGATGGAGCTTAGTCTCGGGACTTTGCGGCGTTACGATTGCCACCTCACAACAACCATCGAAACTATTGGTGAGCACAGGTACATCGGCAGCCTGAACACTGAAGATATCCTTAGCGCCAGGAAGGAGCTACTGAACGGCTGGCAGAAAACCAGGCATGGACTGAATCATCCACCCAAAAAAGGAAGAAGCGTTCCTACCGTCAATAGTTATATGGCATGTCTTGGCGGGATGCTTGGCTTTGCTTTCAAAAGTGGCTATCTGAAAACCGATCTGATGGCAGGCATCTCCCCGCTCGCAAAAGAAAGGCCCATTCCAGACCCTCTGACTTCTGACGAGTATCAGCGAGTGATCGCGGCCTGCCCAACCCAGCAGTTTCAGAATATGGTTATCTTTGCGGTTAATACAGGCGTCCGGCATGGGGAGCTTAGCGCATTAGCCTGGGAGGATGTGGACACTGTTAACTGGACAGTTACAGTGTCACGTAACTATTCCATGAAGGGTAACTTCACCCTGCCCAAAACCAATGCCGGGATTCGGACTATACAGTTGACCCAGCCAGCAATTGACGCGCTTAAAGCGCAGATGCCACTGACCAGAATGATGGCGTCACACAAGGTAAGCGTCAGCCTACGGGAATACAAGAAAAAGAGAACTGACGAATGCACCTTTATATTCTCCCCGTCCATTACTTCAATGAACGGCAAGAAGACTATGTGCTACGTTCCCGGGTCTATTAATTCGGCCTGGCGCACTGCCCTGCGTCGTGCAGGCGTCCGGCAAAGACGATCTTATGAAACCAGAAACACATATGCTTGCTGGGCACTGGTAGCTGGAGCGAATCCAAACTTCGTTGCGCACCAGATGGGCCATTCGTCAGCGCAAATGCTCTTCACGGTTTACGGTAAATGGATGACCGAGAATAACCATGACCAGGTGGGCATTTTGAACGCGTCTTTTACTCAAAATGCCCCACTGATGCCCCATAGAAAAACCGCATAAACTCAAGTATCTGATTTTAAATATCAATATCACTTCAATCATGATTCATCTGGATGAGCAAGGTCGGCTCTTTTGCCTTTAGCTTCCTGCCGGTAATGTTCTGTATCGCCATTCCTCTGGGTCTGGCGCGCGAAAATAAAGGCGTGGCGGCGTTTGCGGGCTTCGTTGGCTATGCGGTCATGAACCTTGCGGTTAACTTCTGGCTGACTGCCAAAGGGATCCTGCCCACGACCGACGCGGCGGTACTGAAAGCCAATAACATTCAGAGCGTGATTGGTATTCAGTCCATCGATACCGGGATCCTTGGAGCCGTGATCGCGGGGGTGATTATCTGGATGCTGCACGAGCGCTTCCACAACATCCGCCTGCCCGATGCGCTGGCCTTCTTCGGCGGGACCCGCTTTGTGCCAATCATTACGCTGGTTGTGATGGGTCTGTTTGGTCTGATCATCCCTCTGATTTGGCCGATTTTTGCCATGGGGATCACCGGTATCGGCCGCATTATCAACGGCGCGGGTGATTTCGGCCCGATGATTTTCGGTACGGGTGAACGTCTGCTGCTGCCATTTGGTTTACAGCATATCCTGGTTGCCCTGATCCGCTTTACCGAAGCCGGCGGTACCATGGACGTTTGCGGTCATTCCGTTAGCGGTGCGCTGACCATCTTCCAGGCCCAGCTGAGCTGCCCGACCACTCACGGCTTCTCTGAAAGTGCGACGCGTTTCCTCTCTCAGGGTAAAATGCCTGCCTTCCTCGGCGGCCTGCCGGGCGCAGCGCTGGCGATGTACCACTGTGCCCGTCCGGAAAATCGTCATAAAATTAAAGGTCTGCTGATCTCCGGCGTTATTGCCTGCGTGGTGGGCGGTACGACAGAACCTATCGAGTTCCTGTTCCTGTTCGTAGCGCCGGTACTGTACCTCATCCACGCCGTACTGACGGGCCTGGGCTTTACCGTGATGGCTGTGCTCGGTGTGACCATCGGTAACACCGACGGTAACGTGATTGACTTCGTGGTCTTCGGTATCCTGCACGGCCTGTCCACCAAGTGGTATCTGGTGCCGGTTGTGGCCGCCATCTGGTTCGCGGTTTACTACGGGATCTTCCGCTTCGCCATCACCCACTTTAACCTGAAAACGCCTGGCCGCGATACCGATACGGCCACCAGCGTTGAACAGGCGGTAGCCGGTACCGTTGGGAAATCCGGATATAACACGCCGGCTATTCTGGCGGCGCTGGGCGGTGCGGATAACATTACCTCTCTGGATAACTGCATCACCCGCCTGCGTTTGTCGGTGGCGGACATGTCCAAAGTGGATACCAACGCACTTAAAGCTAACCGGGCTATTGGGGTGGTACAGTTAAATCAACACAATTTGCAGGTCGTCATTGGCCCGCAGGTACAGTCAGTGAAGGATGAGCTGGCAACCCTGATGCGAACCGTCGAAGCCTGA